CTTCAATAATGTTCGCCACGTGGAGCAGCTCAGAGGCTAACCTCTTATACTGCTCGGGCTCTTCTTCGTCTTTGCCTACACTATGTAACCATTGTAGCTTAGTAGCTAGTTGGTCAGCTAAATTCGTTAGCGTGGCTATATTCATTTTTCTCAGCTTGTTACTCGTTAGCTCTGTCATATATTTTCTGTAATTCGTTAATCATTCCTAAGATACAAGGGCCACAATTAGACACTTTACGCTTAGATTTAAATACGTGATTGTAAATTTCTATAAGTCTCTTTTGCTGTGGTGCGTTAACACTACTAGGCCTCTTAGGCTCAAAGAACGCTTTTAGGTAATCAAATTGGTCTGTAAGTAAGTCATTTAATTTTCTATTAGGAAACAAGTCGTTAAGCTTCTCAGCTCGTGCACTACAGCCACAGTCATCTACTAAGGCTTCTACTACAGCTTTAATACCTGTAACCTCTGTGAATTGCGTTACAATGTCTCCTAGTCCTTCTTTTCCTGCTTCTCCTAGAATGTCTAGTACTACAGCTTTTTTAATTCTAAGCTTCTGAGCTATCTTACCTGCTTTGAAACCTTCAGAATGTAATTCAAATACTCTTTCGTTAATATCCATTTTTTAAGGGTTTAATTATTAATATTGCGAATATATGTAAAACAATTAACATACACAAGCTTTTTGTTACTTATTTTAGATTAGGTCATAATCTCCATTCACATAGTCTTGGTAGTCTTCGTATAGTTTCTCAGCTATTATCATCTTAGAACGCTTAATACTAAGGTAGATAGTTCTGATTCCTATCTTAGACTCTTCTGCTATAGTTCTAAAGCTTTTACCCGTTGTTAAGTAGGTTTTAAATAGTTCATAATCAAACCATTTTGCCTCTTCTTTTAACACTTGGTACATCTTAGTTTCTAGAGCTTCTACTCCTAGCTTTTCTTTGTCTAGGCCTTCGTCTATATGGTTATACTTCTCTTCAAAATCGTATTGGCTACCTAGGTAATTATACTTAAGATTAGACTTCTTTTTGATAGCGTTTATAACTATTGAGCGTAAGCAAAAGAACATATATCCTTTAGAAACCCTTCCTTTGGTATCTACTACTTTGTCGAATAAATCCTCGTATCTCGCAAGCCTTAAGTAGGCCTCTTGTACAAAGTCTTCTGCGTAGTTAAATACTTCATTGTTGTTTCCTGCTATCGCCTTAGCCATCTTAATGTACTCCGTGTGGTGTACTGCTAACATCTCTAGGGCCTTGTTTTTATTATTCATATCAAAAAGCTAGTTTAGGGTTTATATTAGGTACTTTCATTGTTGCTACTTTGCTGTGGTCTATAACGTCTTTACCTGCTACAGTAAAGGCTACGTTACCCGCTTGCATTCGCAAGCTTATTGGTGTGTCCATTCCCGTTGGCCGTCCGCCCGTCTCAGTCTCTTTGACCTTTACTACGTGAATATCTGAAACCATCCACCGCGTAGGGTGCTGTGTATATCTGTGTATCGATATAACGTCATCAGCTCTGTTACCCCATTTACCACCTCCCTCAACGTCTGCCATACTACAAGGCTGTGGCAATCCTGCAAATTCGTGGTCTTGTGTGTGTTTACGTCTGAGAGCCTCAGTAACAGCGTGAGCGTTTAGCCAAATTGTTACATTGTTATTTTTACAGAACAATCTCATTTCGCTTGCTACTTGGTAATCATATTCGTGGCCACCTACTGACTTAAGCAGTGCAGGGTCTTTAACTAGTGAGTTGTAAGGGTCTATAAGTAAGCCGTCGTAATGCCAAACATCTAATATTTGTTTAGCTTCTGCCATTAGGCTTCGGGCACTATAGAGTTTATCTACTTTCACTAGTTTAAAGTGGTCGTTAATCCACTCCATTTCAGTCTCGATTTGAGCGTCAGGTATCTTCTGTATTGGTGTACCTGTTTTAAATTCTAATAGTTTTCTAGCTATGCTGTAATCACTATTTTCAGAGCTAAATATAAGCCATTTAAGGTCGTGCTTTAAAGAGTAGGCCATTTGTAAGTACAATATTACTGTAGTCTTTCCTGTGTTGGCGTGTCCTACGCAAATGTTGAAAGCTCCTTTTTTGTATCTTAAGTATTGGTCTACTTCGTCTATATCTAAACCTAAGCCTTGCTCAATTCTGTCATACTTTACATCATATAACTTCTCTTTAAGTATTTTAAAATCTGTTAACATTCTTAGGGGTTTAATTGGTTAGTACTATAAAAAAATAAAGGGAGGCTTTTACACCTCCCCACTATAATACTAGAATGGTAAGTCAGGTGTCTCTCTACCTGCTAAAGATTGCTCACTAGCCTCTGTCTGACGTTCTACTCTGTCAGCCGCTTGAATGTTACCATCTGTCCAAACTACTTTACCGTTACCGATATACTCCTTAGCTTCTTTAGCTTCTCGTTGCTCTTTAGTCTGCTCCATAGCAGCTGAGGCATTCTGCCCGTAAGCGTTGGTCTCATCATTTACAAAGATAGTGACGTTAGCCCATCCTTTGTCGTTGAAAGTAATTTTGTCTCTGTTTAATCCTACTGATATAATTGTACTCATAATTTTTGTGCCTCTCTTAAAGGCTTTTACTTAGGGTTTAATTGTGGCAATATTGCCGTTGTGCAAACATACAACTTTTATTTAATATATGCAAGCTTTTTTTGATTTATTTTTACTCAGCTTTACTAGCTTTTAAAAGACTACCTAGTACTACTGTGTCTAGGTCATATTTAGCCTTTACTTGTGCAATGGTTACTTGCTTATTAGTTACAGCCTGTATAGCTTTTAAGTATGCTTCTGAATTAATCTTTAACTGAGGTTTAGCTACAGGAGTTGCTACAGCCTTCTGTGGCCCTTTTCCGTGCGTGTTAGTTGCGTCAGCGTCTTTAGTGTCATCTAATAAGAATAAACCTCCTAGAGCGTACTTACGAGCGTATGAGCTAGAAGCTCCACTTGCTTGGGCCTTATCCATTCCTTTGCGGTTTAAGTCTAGACCTGCCTGAGCTTTTACAAAGAAGCTTTTTTCTCCATCTGTTATAGTTGCTGTAGACTCTACAAATAGAGAGCCACCTACTTCTATTACTTCGTCAGATATACTAAGGAATAATCCGTGTTGAAATGCTAAGGGTTTAGCAGCTTCAAATATATCTTCTGCGTTTCTGTAGCTATATTTACCAAAAGAGTTGTATTGGCTCTTAGGTGCTTTAAGCTCATTTTGAATCTTTACTAATTTGTCAATCATATTTATGTATTTAAGGGTTTAATTATTTATGCAAATATACGTAAAATTTATATACTGTGCAAGTTTTTAGCGTGTTAATTTATAAGTTATTTCAAAGTCTCCTGTAAGCAATGTAAGTGTTAAGTTCCCGTCTGCGTCTTCTGTGTAAGGGTACTCGATTAATACTATACCTGTATTTGTTGGCTGACCTATATATAAGGTTGTGTCATCAAATGTAAATGGCGATGTTTGGCCCTGTGCGTCTTCGTCACAGCTCTCTACTCTCTTTACAAATACTGAAGTAGCCGTAAAGCTCCAAGTGGTGTTACAAGTATCTGAAAGCTCCCCGTCAATAAACGTCTCGCTATTTAGGTACTCCCCTGTAAAGGCTTGAGTAAAATTGAAGTTTACTTCTTGTGTCTCAGTCATATCTTCTTTAGAACAGCTCATTAATGTTAATACCGCTGTTAATGTAATTAATACTTTTTTCATAATTTTTAGTTTTAAGGGTTTAATTATTAGTTTTTAGAATCCACCGAATGTAATAGTGGGGTTAGTAAATAGTACTGTGTATAATACACATAGAGCCGACGGTAGTATTACTGAGGCTACAAATAGAAGGCCTCCTTTAGTAATGTTATCCTGTCTCTTAACTTTTCTTACTGCTAGTTTTGAATTTACTTTTAATTTTCTCATAATGATTTGTTTTTATTATTAATATTTATTTTTAGTTATTTAGTTAGTAAAAAATCTATATTTTGAGGCTGTCCAATATTGTTCATAAACTTGTATAAAACCACATCCACTACCTTGTCGTTATTCCACTTTACGCAGAGCTTTAAGCCATCCTTGTTTAAGAACACTCTCTCAATAACGCATAAGCTCATATTGTTAAAGTACTCTACTCTGTCACTATAGTATTGTGTGAATCCGTTTGCTAAAATTGTTTTTAAGTCTGTCATAATATTTTGTTTTAATGTTATAAGCGTTATTGCTTGGTACAAAGATACAACCCTTTCTTTGTTTCTACCAAACTTTTTTACAACTTTTTTTAAAATATTTTGCAATTAATTTGTAACTTACTAGAACGCAGTTACTTAGAAGCCTATTTTTTTTGAAGTTTTTTTCCTTTAATCAATATATTATTACATTTAGAGCAAATTAGCTCCCCTGTATTACGATACCATACAGTGAAAGCTCTCTTGTGTTTAGGACAACGGTCTTTAGGCTTCATCGATTCTCTCTTTAGCAATATTAAAATACTTCTCATCTAGCTCTATGCCTATAAAGTTTCTGTTTAATTTCTTGGCCGCTACTCCTGTAGAGCCCGAGCCCATTGTGAAATCTAAGACTGTTTCGTTTTCATTTGTGTACGTCTTTATTAAGTATTCCATCAAATCAATAGGCTTTTGTGTACCGTGCCCTGCATATTCTTTTGAATGTGGGTGTACAGAATTAAAATATTTAACATTTTTAGGATAGCTTAACTTATCTAGTTTTTTGCTTATCATATTAGAATTACCATAAATCTGCGATGTATTTCTAATCTTATTATTTTTCCTGTTATGAGAGTTTTTTGCTCTTGGTTCTTTTATGTAATTATATGTTGGTTGTGATTTATAAAACACTATTATGTCCTCTGAATTTCTTAAAGGTTGCTTTTTTGCCATAAATACATTTGTGCATCTATTTTTAACCCATTTCCAATCGTATTTATAATTCCTAATATTACTCATTCTTAAAGCACTACTAAACGGCTCACTCCCAAATAAAACAATAGCACCGTTAGGCTTTATAATTCTATTAAGTTGCTCCCACATCAATTCAAAGTCAATAACGCTATCCCACTTGCAGGATGTAGTGCCATAAGGTGGGTCTGTTATAATAGCATCTACACTCCCTGAAGGTATTAACTTCATTTGCTCTAGGCATTCTCCTTTAATTAATTGTATCATATTGTGGGTTTTAGTTATTAAAGCTTAAACGGTGGTTTATATAGTGCAATACTTGTAGCTCCTTCTCTTGGCTATCAATCATATTACATATAGTCTCTTGAGATACTCCGTAGTCTAGTATACCGTCTTGGGCCATCTTATGCTCTTGTAGTTTCTTTGTTGCAAAGAAGATTAAAGCCTCTAGCTTATTGTCTGCTCTGTCTTGTAATTGTGTAAGTGTTAATTTCTCCATATAATGAATATACAAAAAATAAACGAGACTACCAAATAAATTAACTAAAACTTTTGAGAGTCTTTTAGCTCCTTTAGCTTGTCTCTAAACTCTTCAAATATCTCCTGATACTCAAAGTCCGCCATCTTTAAAGGCTGCTTAGATTTAATTAGTAACTCTTCTGCGAGTTCTGAGCCTAAAGCTAGGCTATACTCATATTGTCTACCATACTCAAAGCGGTTACACTTACGGCATTGTAAATTCAC